TCCTTTAGCAATTCAGGGTTATGTTTCAAATACTGTTCCCAGCAAGCGACCCCGCAAGGGTTAGGGCAAACAGTATCTCTAAAATCGCACACCATCGGCAACCATTCGTCGTTGTCATTAAAATTACAAGCGCAATCATCACCAAACGCATTTGCGAGAATAACTGCAACTTCATGCGCGGAATATTTATTCCTCATGGCTCTACCTCCAATCGTTTACCGCAGTTCATGCAATAATGGTTTATCCCCACAATTTCACCCTCCGGGTCGTCAACGTAATAACCTTTTTGTTTGTATGATTTGTCTTGGCAATACTTGCAACCTTTCTCGCGTTCCACTTTTTCACGAAGGGCTTCGAGCACAAACTTTTTATCGAGTAGGTGTAATTGATTGATGCCCGCTTCTCGCGCCGCTTCGACTACGGCGTTATATATCGCTTCGTCGTGCATCTCTATGACCCGTACGGCAAATTTCTGCGTAACAGAGAATGAATTGCTATTTTCAAGCATTTTCAACGAAGCCTCATATGGGTTAAGAACTTCTAGTGATTTACTCCACATTACGCTCCGCCTCCTTTGCGGACTGTTTGAGCCAGTCAATTCCTTGCGGTAGTGTTGCGTCGTTTTTTAACCACCACAGCAAACAACCGTCACAATCAGTGCTTCTTTGTTCAAGGGCTGCATCTTTACAGCATAGGTCACAAAATGTTTTAGCATAATCAACATCTCCGGCCTCGAAGTCAAGCAGAAATTTATGTAGTTCCTCATCGCTCATGCTCCGTATGCGGTCTGCGTTGGTAGCGACATTAATGTCCTTACCAGTTCTGCGGTTCCACGCGGCGACGGCTTCGGCTTTGGTTTCTTTGTACCATCCGATGTTGCAATCCTTGCACCCAACAGCCCACATGTACGTCTCATTCGTAAACGGGCTTCCTGGGATTTCTTTCTATATCCGCTTCTCCCCCGCAAAACGGACATTTCTCAATCTTCATGGCTCTACCTCCAATCGTTTGCCGCTTGCGCAATAAAACTCGTCGTGCGTTCCTCTATCCATATTCTCGCACCAGCCAAACCCTGCCGAACATCCTATTGCCCCTTCTCTGTGCTTGGCAATAAACTGGCAGTTTTTTGCGTATAGGCAGGTGTCGCATAAATATCTCTCCATCTTCACCCCTCCTTTGGCGGTTCAGCAGGGGGTTGATAATCTACTATAATCTCAAGGGTGTTGCACCCTGGCACAATCAGAGTGCCGTAAAACCACGCTGTTTCGCATGAAGGCATATATATCTCATGCTTACGATAAAGTTCAACTAAGGGCTGAATATCTGTGAAATGGTACGCTCCGAGATTAATTTCTTCTGAACCATCAATGTTTCGGATAATTACCTTCATTGTATTGTTCATATTTCATTCTCCTTTTCATGCTCGCACACTGGTTGACAACCAGAGCACGGCAATTCAGTTGATTTGCAAATGCCACGTTGGGGTTCGTCCTTAGGCGGTTCGGGAAGTGGAGTTTTCATCTGCCGTTTCGTTCGGCTTTGTTCCGATAAGTTTCATATTTCTCCTTTCCGATTAAATCAAAATCAATGTCAGCCCAACTGTACCCATTGCCATACCAAGTAGGCTTAACACTATCTCTGCCTTACTGTCCGGTTCCGTGCCGTACCATAAAACTGTTATAATGATGGTGAGCAATAAAAGGGCGATGCCGAGCAGTGTCATGTGTCAGCACTCCTTTCCTCGCATAGTTTCGGGTCGAATGTGTCGGTTAGGTTAGGCATTGTGTACCTCCTCAGCTTGTCCTGCCCATTGTTCAGCCATTGCGCGGGCGATGCCTGGGAAGGTTTTGCTGCGGATTTTAGCGGTTCTTGGGTCGTTCCACGGAAGAATCTTTCCATTTTCATCGACCGCATAATGAGCGCTTGCACCAGTGGAATATCCGCCATCAAGAATTTCTCCAGGGTCAACAACAACGGTTGGCCTAAGCGGTTCCAGTCCCTTTAGCCATAAGCAGGTCTTTTTCCTTGCTCTGTCGCCGAACTCATAAGGCTGTATTGCTTGCGTTGGTTTTATTGGTAACGCGTATTTTTGATGAAGGTGCGGGAAGTGATTTTTTATGTAGTCTCCGCTTATGATATTGACCGGATTTTCAACCGCTATTTTGCAGCAGTCTGCATTAAGAAATTGCATGAAGAATTCGATTGCTTCCTCCTGTCTGCCGTCTTTGCGCTTTTGTTCAAACCATCTCGCACCACTAACCGCCAAGTGCGTACAGGGCGGGAAAGCGATTATCATATCCCATTTACCCGAAACGTTATGTACCGTGCCATCAAAAGTTTTAAAACTACAATTTCCATTTAGCAGTGGTATAACATCCTGCTGTATATGCCATTCCGGATGCCCTCCGCTACATGGTTCAATATCGCAAGAATATGCTTCATGTCCGAGCCGCCTTAATTCGATTGTTACCGCCTGGCTTTCCTCGCACGCAACTAATATTTTCATATCTTGCCTCCCACAATCCCAATCAGCCCCGCCACGAACTCACTTGGCGTAATCTCGCGCATCTCGAACAAGTCAATCAATTCCGCATCGGTTAGTTGTTTGATTTGCTCCATAACATAATCGCGTAAACAATATTGGCATAGCGTGTCGCCGTTGTGCTGATACAGATTGTCGTATCGATAGACCTCGCCGCCGCAGTAGGGGCAGAGTATGTAGTCGCTTTTCATGCCCTTATACCAGTTATGCGATAAAATATATCCGCATCGAAATTCGGCAGTTTCTTGACTTCTGTTTTTTCGTCCTCGGTCAGATTGTCCCACATTATCTTGCATGCCTCTTTGAACGGAACGGATTTTAGATAACCGCCCAACGTTTCATGCTCGGGATGCGCTTTCTTTTCCTCGTCACTCATATTCTCGCTGTAAATCCACCAGTTGTTCTCATAATTCCAGTTAAGGATTTGCATACCTTTGAGGCTGTTTACTTCTTCGGCAGTCATGTTTGTGGGTTTCTCGAAAAGGTCAACTTTAGGCGTAATGGTTGAGAAAAAGCCCGTGTTCCAGTCGCCCGTGTTCCAGCTGCCCGTGTTGCAGCTGCCCGTGTTGCGGTTGCCCGTGTTGCAGTCGCCCGTGTTCCAGCTGCCCGTGTTCCAGTCGCCCGTGTTGTAGCTGCCCGTGTTGCGGTCGCCCGTGTTGCGGTCGCCCGTGTTCCAGTCGCCCGTGTTGCGGTTGCCCGTGTTGCAGTCGCCCGTGTTGCAGTTGCCCGTGTTGCAGTCGCCCGTGTTCCAGTCGCCCGTGTTCCTTAAACCAGTACACGCCTCGCCCATATTGACAATTTCCAAAACCTCGCTCCAAGGAATTTCCCGCACAATTTCTATTTTATTAGTAACACTCTTAGTTCCGTCGCTTTCAACTAAGCCGTGCGCGATAACCTCCGCAACCCTATTCTTCGGGTTAAACGGATAGTAATTAAAGCAATCGGCGGCAGTACGGCAAAAATGGAAACCCGCTTTGCAAATGCTTATCGGGCCATTGTGTTCGTAGATTTTTCCAACCTCATACTGGAACCCTCTACAAGTAAAATCAGGGTTGAATACTTTGTAACCTTTTATCATTTTTTCCCCTTTCACACTTCAATTCCGTATTCTCGCTTCAGCGTGTTTCTCAAATCGCTAACATTGACATAGCCCTTGATAATGCTATCGCTCAATTCGTTTACATCCCGCCATATCCGCAACAACCGTTCCGGGCCTGCGTGCCCTTTGTCGATTAGCACCGTAAAGAATATCGCCATCGCATTGGTAACCGCTTCTTCCTGCGCCGCTCGTTTCGCTCGCTCCATATCCTGCATTGTGGCAGGTCGGCGGCGGGGGTTGACTTTCTTCTTTTTCAAACTAAATCACCCCTGTAGCTATCAACCTACGTTTTGCCCTGAATATCGCATCGCCAACAGAGCTGATTTTCAAGCCAGTTATCTGTGAAATTTCTTTCATTGAGTAGCCGGACAGTTTAAGCATTAGCAACTTGCCATTCTTGCCACGCAGTCTGCATATCTCGCTCAAAATGTCTTGTGCAAACATAATCGTTTCGGGCGTTTCTAAGTCTTGCAACGTCTCTCCAAGCGTAAGCGTCGGCGTAATAGGGAAGTCAAGCGATACCGTTTTCTCCTTACGCTTTTTAGTCTCACGCCGATTTATCTCTTTCCAAACCTCGTGCGTAATAGACAAACACGCAAAGTTTGCAAATGGCGTTCCGTTACGTCCGTCGTAGTCAATTGCAGCTTTGCACAAACCGATTGCCGCTGCACCGTAATAATCTTCGATACTACACTTGTTCAAATCGAGAATGTGGTAAATCAAGTTATGATTAGCTTCGACCAATTTTTGCTGTTCAGGCGTAGGCGGCACAATTTCCTTCACGACGCATCACGCTCCATCTGCAAAAGCCGAAGTATCGTAAGCGGGTTTGTCTTACGGCAAAGCAACTGCGCCCAATCGCTATAGAAAAACTCGGTCAGGAACTCTATGCTTTCATACGGCATTTCAGGTATCTTGCCGCCAGAGCGCAACGTCCGATAGTCCTCCGCTGCCTGGCGCATTATCGCATCGCAAAGTTTATGTACGTCTTCGTCGCTGAGTGTTCTTATCCTTACGGTAACTTCCAAGCCGTTTCTCATATTCCTTTCGCTCCTTGCACGTTTCTTCGCAACCGCTGTTACGATTGCTTGTACAATACCAACACGGATTAACTATCTTAGCCCTTGACATACGTTGCTATTTTGTGGTGTAAAGGTCGGCATTGAGTACAATACTGTTCGCCGCCTTCGTCTAAAAACCACTCGCCCTCGTAAATGCTCCGTCCGCAACCGGAACAAACAAACACATGACGGGGGAGAGGATTACGTCGCTTCACTACGTCACCTCCTAGCAAGTGCGAATTAGTATGATCGCCGTCACCGTCAGCAGAAACCAGACAAGGCAGAATATTACTGAAGCTACTATCCGCAATCGCCTTCTCCTGGCCTGGCGTAGCGTGTGTTCCCGAAACCGCGCTCTTGAGATTTTCTCAAACTCCTCCATTGTTCTCCTCCTTGCCTTTTGTCATATTTGGGGGTATTATCGCCTCAATGCATTTAACGCGAAGCAAATATCCGATTTCTTCAACTCAGTAGTGCAATCTATTTCGAACCAATTTGAGAAATTTCGAGTATAGCTTTTACAACACATAGCGAATCCTTAGCGTCGCAAGCCTTTAACTTCTCTATGAGCATCGGCACCTGCTCGTAGAGAAGTTCCTTTATATCGCGCTGATTTTCCGGTATAATTCTCATTTCTATCCCACCTCCTGTAGTTTGAAATATCGGTGCCCTCCATGCTCGGCCACGAAGACCAGGCTCTCATGCCAGTCGCTGCGGCAATATTTCGGCGCGTAGAAAAATAGGATTGGCTCGTTTGTCGCCATTTCGCCCTGGTCGAATACCCTCGCTACTGCTTCCCGCACACGGTCGTTTACCTCTTCGGCCGGCGGCGCGTATTGGTATAACTCCACCGCCTCGTCGGGTCGGATACCGTCAAGCTCGCTTGCGTTGAGGATGCATTGGGCAATATACATCAGTCCTTTCAGGTCCTCAGTGTTTCCGCCCTCAGCCATGACAGTGCGCTCAACGATATCACGTTCGTCAGGGGTCAGCTCGTACCTTGGCTGAAAAGGTGTTGGCTCGGGCTCGATAAAGGCCGCAGGGGTTATGTATCCGTCCGGTGCTGCGGTGGCCGGCGGCTCGGGAGCGATCGTCGGGGCTGGCTGGATCAGCGCGAGGACTAGAAGCCAGAACAGGGTTATAAGCATGATGGTCCATACGGTTGCAAAGTAAATCCGGTTGAATCTGTTTTCAAAATAGCTTTGGCGTTCTTGTTCGGACAGCCGGCGGTAATTTATGATTTTCATATCCCTCTCACGCTGTTTCCCGCTCTTGCTGATTTGGTTTGCGGCAGTATCGCATAATTGTTGTATGATCTACACCAAAATGTCGTGCTACAGTTCGGTATGTCATTCCATTGTCAAGCATCTTTTGGGCAAAGGCGAGCTGTGAAGCATTGAGTTTGCGGCAGGCATAATTCGGCTTTCCCTTGCGTGATGCGCTCATCCTCGCTTTCGTCTCAGCCTTCATTTTCCGGCTCGTCATGTGTTCCCTGGAGTGCTCTGGTAAAGTCTTTAATTCAAGATTGTCGATGCTGTTGTTTTGCTTATTGCCGTCCTTGTGGTGAACAACCTCATAGCGGCTTAACGGTCTGCCGAGTTTTTGCTCCATGAGATAGCGGTGATAATCAATCTTGCGGCCATTGACTTTGATTCCGCGATAATACTTTCCGCTTCTCAATTAAAACCCCGTCCTTTACTTTTTGCTGTTTATGTAATTTTGAAGGTCCACGTCGCGTATTCTGATAGTTCTGAATCCGAGCTTGTAGCAGGGAATGGAACCGTCCTTAATCCTGCGCGTGATAGTCTTGGTGCTTACCTGGAGCTTTTCGGCCGCCTGCTTAATGGTTAAATATTCCAAATTATCACCTCCCTTCTTTGTGCAAGTGTACAAATTTTAAGACAATAGTAGACAAAACAGAACATTTGTGATACTATCAAAAACGCCATAAGTTCAGAATAGTATTACTATTTCCCGATATAGTATTTTTATCGGGCGGTTATTTTGTTGTGTTTTGTCCTGTTGAGTACATTGTAGTACAAGTGTCGTGTTCTGTCAAGTACATTTATGAACATTTTGTCGATTTGTGTCTAATTACTAAAAAGTAAGGTGATATTTGTGTTTATTGACAGTTATTTAAAAATATGCGAAGAGTTTGGGGTTGCGCCGACAAAAGTTTTGACTGATTTAGGAATAAGCAAAAGCGCGTATACAAACTGGAAAAATGGCGGGGAGCCGGCGAATAGAACGAAAAAGCAAATCGCAGATTATTTTGGAATTTCCGTTGCAGAATTAATGTCCGGAGAAATAAAAAAATCCCCCGCTAAAGCGGAGGAGGATGATGAATTAGAGGCTATATTGCAAGACTTCAAAGATAATCCGGAGCTTAGGGCGCTGTTTAAACTATCCAGAAAAGCGACTCCCGACGAGCTTAGGCAGTATCAAAAAATAATCAAAGCGTTGAGGGGTAGCGGGGAGGAATGAGCGATGGACGACGTTATTATTAGATATATCCCTTTGCCGCCGTTTGTATATGGGCAAACGCTCTTGGACCATAACGGCGACTACAATGTCTATATTAACGTCAATCTGTCATACGAGATGCAGCGCAAAACCCTTGAACACGAACTAGAACATATTCGAAACAACGATTTCGAGTTCGACCGCCCGATTGCTGAAGCGGAAAGGGAGTTGGCCAGATGAAAAAGCGCACTTACGGGGACGGTTGTTATCGCGTTCATAAAAGCGGCTTAATTGAATATTCAAAGCGCGACGAAACTGGGCGGCGTTCATTTTATGGCAAAACCCCTAAAGAGGCGAAGGCTAAATATGACGAGTGGGTTAAAAGGGGTAAAGAAGAAGCAATAAAGCGCAAACAAACCTCAGCATGGGCGCTTTATTGGCTCAACACATATAAAAAGCCCCCGGCCGTAGCATGGGGGACGTATTACGAATATAAGGTAATCATCGAGAAAAACATTATTCCGATTATTGGCGACAAGCAGCTAGACCAGTTAAAGCCGATTGACATACAGGCTGTTATTAATTCCTTGAGCGACTATTCTTTCAGTCGAAAAAAGAAAGTCCGTTTTATCTTGTCTGCGATGTTGCGCAGTGCGGTTGAAAACGGTTATTGCAGGAAAAATGTTGCCGAAAATATCAAGCTCAAAAAGCCTGCGCAAAAAGAGGTTGAGATATTCAAGCCGGAAACCATTAAGGAAATATTAAACTTTGAGCACCCATTTAGCTACGTTATAAAATTACTGTTCTATACAGGGCTGCGACGCGGCGAGGCGCTTGCGTTACGCTGGGAGGACATAGATATACCCAACTCAATTATTCGCGTTCACAGCGCCGTGCAGCGCACAGAGAAGGGCGAGAGAATATCGGAGACAACAAAAGGCAAAGCAGAGCGAATAATACCAATAAGTGATGATTTAAAGAACCTGCTTAATAGCATACCTCGCAAAGGCGATTTTGTTATTAGCGATGAATCGGGCAAGCGCATGACGTTAAGCACCTTTAGGTATCGCTACGATAAGTTTTTCAAGGACTTGAATAAATTCTTAGAACAATCAGCGGATCCAAATAAAGAAAAGAAAGAGGTAGAGCGCAAGACCTCCCACAAATGCAGGCATTCATTTGCTTCATACTTGTTAAAAGGCGGTGCAGATTTACGCAGCGTACAATTGTTGCTCGGTCATAAAAATATATCTACAACACAGATTTACACGCACGTCGATATAGACGGCCTAAAAGAGAAGATAAAACTGCTGGAGTATTGATTGGCGGTAAATTGGCGGTATAGGATTTTGCGAAGTAAAATAGAATAAAGCAAAACAATAAAAAAGTACCGAATTTAAGCTGTTTTGGCCTAAAATCGGTACTTTTTGTTGGTGCGCGAGGCGGGACTTGAACCCGCACGTGCGTATTGCACACTAGAACCTGAATCTAGCAAATATTTGTAAACATAGCTATACGATGATGGACAAATAACGCCTGAAACCATTGATATATCAAGGATTCTGTTTGTGCGCAGGAGTACAGTAGTATACAGAGTTAGCCATAAAACACCAAACAAATTGGCGGTAAAATTGGCGGTAAAAAAGCCGGAGGACTATTCCTCCGGCTATCTTTATGCCCATAGAAAATCTAAAAATATTTTCAAAAATATTTAATTTTCCTATTGACATCGCGCGTAGTCTATGTTATAATGAACACGAAGATAAGGGAAAGGGGAAAACGAAGATGAAGACACTGAAATGGACCGGAGCGAAAGGAAACGAAATCGAGCTTAGAACAGAATGCAAGATTACAATGGTTGATGACATTGTCGACGCCGACGGTTGGAAGGTAAACGTCGGTAAGAAGGAAAAGGTCGAAGCAATGCTCGAAGTCTACGTCGACGGCAAAAAAGTCGACAGCAGCTGGAATATTGCTTTCTGGAAAATCATCGACATTGGCAACGGTCTTAAGCGAATCTGGGGTATTGAAAAAATCGCATTCCGCGAGGACCGCGCTGAGATAATCGGAAAGTTCTTGAGCGAAGTAATCGAAGCTGGAAAGTCCGAGGAGGCAAAAGAAGCTGAAGCTGCTAGGGCCGCCGAAGAAAAGGCACAGAAGATAGCATACGCTGAGAAGGTCCTCAAGGCCGCCGAGACTACCGTCCGCAACAGGGACGGCTCCCTCATGACCGAAGCTCAGGCCGAAGCTTGGAAGAAAAGATACAACGATATCAACAACGAGGGTGGCTTTGGATTTGTCCCGGGAATCATCACAAAAGAAATGGTTGACGCCGCGAACGCGATACTGAAAAATAATTAAAAGGAGGAGCAAAGATGAAAAAAGTCATTAACGGCGCACTCTACAACACCGAGACGGCACGACTCATAGGCACATACTCCAACGGCGGCTCCTGGCGCGATTTCAGCCACTTTGAAGAGAGCCTCTACCGTACAAAGGCGGGCAAATACTTCCTCCACGGCGAGGGCGGACCAATGACAAAATACGCCAAGTCCGTTGGTAACAACGAATGGTCCGGAGGCGAACACATCGAGCCCCTGACTCCGGCAGCGGCCCGCGAGTGGGCGGAAGAGCATCTCACCGCCGAGGAGTACATCGCAGAGTTCGGAGAGCCGGAGGAGGCAAGCGACGATAAAGTTCCATTAAATCTAACTATCCTGGCTTCGACTAAGGCAAAGCTGGAAAAAATGAAATCAGAGACGGGAAAGTCGATTTCAGCAATCATTGACGAGCTCGTGAACAATTTATAATCTTAGAAGCAAAAAAGCCGGAGGAAATTAATCCCCCGGCTTAATCTTATTTACCCTCGTCGGCTTTTTCCTTGACCGCTTCAAGCATCGTTTTTATAAACTTAGGATATGGTACACCCATAGCGGCTGTGTTTTCCAATACACTTAACGCTTCGTTGGCAATATAAAACAGCACCACCGCTGTCCGTATGTACGCTGCGCCTGTGGCCTTGTCGAGCATGGCGGCGACCCATACCAGCACTAATACTAAACACTTCCGCACAAGCCCTTTAAAGCTTTCATGCGAGGATAGCCTTCCGCTTTCCGATTTTGGAGAGGCTTTGAACACGGCTGCAAGAATAATGCCAGTCACATAATCTATACCCATCAGGCAGATTAACACTATCAAAGCCGCGTCCCACCCTCCCAATTGATTTGCGATGAAACTGCCGATTGCAGCCAGCACCGCTAATATTGCGTTTTTCGTGGTCGCCGGTTCCGTCATTTGATAACCTCCAGTCTGAAGGAGTTTTTAGAGAGCCATTCTTTCATGGCTATGTCGAACATTTCATTGAACTGCTCCTGCGTAAGGGAGGTGGGTGCGGTCTGTGCCGATAGCTTGTCCCTTACGTCGGCGCGGAAATCGTCCATTGTCTTACCATGCTTCGGAAACCAATGCATTACATCCGCATGATTGGACGCTATACCGAGTTTGTAGCCCTCGGAGTGACAAACTATGTTGTCGGGGCTAATCCCCTGCGTCTTGCAAAGATGCACGCACAGGTTAACTGCGGCATTGTAGACAGCATTGAAATATACAGGGTCAGTTAGTCCGTCCTCGCAGATTTCAAAGCCGATGTGCGTGTCATTGGCAGAACCGCCAGCGTGCCATCCTCGCATATTCCACGGTAAGGTTTGGTATATCCTTACGTTTCCATTTTTGTCTTTGCCGATAAGGGCGTGGACGCATACGCTCAATCCGGGTTGATTCCAGTGGTTGTTGTACTTATTGTAGCCAATTAATTCATCGCCGGGCAGGAATCGGCTTAGGCTCGGATTGTTCGCACCCGTAGAATGTACCATTATTCCTTTAGGCGTTATGGTTTTGCCTTCTTTGTAGCAATCGTTATTCGTAAGGAATGACTGTCTGATTTCAATGTCGTCACCGCTCTTGCTATCTTCCTCCGCCCAGAAGCAGATGAAATTATGCACAATCCTGTCGCTCGTTACGGTCTGCCCGTTGAAATCGCCCTGTGTCGAGCCGCCGCCATCGAGCATGATTGCGCTGTCTACCCCCGAAGCAAGAGCAATCTGCTGTAACTGTTCGGGCGTTGTGAGGTCGTCGGAACAGTAAAGCCATATCCTACCGTCCGGCATCACGCCCATCGCCGTCTTACGTTTCGCCCCGCCCCATGCGGCATTGTAGTCAAGCGGAACGACGGCTTGTCCGTTTTCCACTAAACGAACGCCGTAGATAAAATTCTTATCTTCCCTGGTGCTCCACCGCAAGACAGGCGGCATGGTGTCGAAACAATACCCTCGACCGTTCCATTCGTAAGCATAGGTTTTGCCATCCGCTATCAGCACACAAACCGCTTCAAATGTGCTCATGTTAAAATAGCCGCCGTTGATTATATGCGTACAGCCTGTTTCAGCCTTGACCTGCGCCATTGTCTTGCGCCCGGAGTTGACGTAAATTTGTATTTTAGTCGGTTTTATATAGGTGGTCATATTTCTCACCTTTAAGTCGTATAAGCTTCGCCTGTGATTGTTTTGTATTCCTCCGCTGTCAATACTTTGCCGACAACATTTCTAACTCGCTCTTTACTCCATAAACCTTCCTCATAATAAAACTTAACTCTATCAAACCAACTCATAGCTCTACCCCCGACATTATGGCAAGATAATCAATATCTGCTCTTAATCTTAGATTGTCCGTTAATTCTTGTCTTTGCTTTTCTTGTAAATAGGCTTGTTCACCTTTGTTGAATACTGCTAATGCTTCATCATACGAATTAAACTCTAATCCGTTAAACCATTCATTTTCTGTTTGGTCTATTGCTTCTGTTGTAAAGTTAATGTTCTTGGTGGTTAGCTTTTGCTCAACTTCATTTTTATGTCCTTCTGATACACAATCTTCTTGCATTTCTAGTCCATCTTCTTGCCATGTGACTTTATATCGAATTAATTCAACTTTTTTGCCTAACATTCTAAACATATTATCACCCTTATGTTGCATTGAACTTATTGTTAACAAGTGTGTTGCCAGTGCCGCCCCCGTTTGTAACAGCTTTGCCCATACAGTTATTGTTTGAAATTAGGTTATAATTGTTTGTTGTACCATTGATCTGTATTGTATGCTGACTCGAAGTGTAGTCCGTTGATACACCAGTGCCACGAATACAAGTGTTGCCTGTTATCGTGTTGTTGTGACTAGACGAAGATAGACGAATGCCGGCGGTGTTATTGTTGCAGGTGTTGCCAGTGATGGCGTTGTTGCTTGAGGAGTCTAAGCGGATGCCATAGCTACTGTTATTATTGCAAGTGTTGCCTGTTACCGTGTTGTCACTAGATGAATATAAGTAAATGCCGGAGTTGTTGTTATTATTGCAAGTGTTACCTGTTACTGTGTTGTTGTTACTAGATGTATATAGGTAAATGCCGTGGCTGTTGTTATTATTGCAAGCGTTGCCTGTTACCGTGTTGTTACTAGATGCATATAGGTAGATGCCGTGGCCGTCGTTGTTGTTGCAAATGTTGCCCGTTACCGTGTTGTAGTTGCTACTAGATGAATATAGGTAGATGCCGTGGTTGTTGTTATTATTGCAAGTGTTACCTGTTACTGTGTTGTTACTAGATGAATATAGGTAGATGCCGTGGTTGTTGTTATTATTGCAAGTGTTACCTGTTACTGTGTTGTTACTAGATGAAGATAGGGAGATGCCGTAGTTATAACTTGCAGTATATGTTGCCTTGTTCCCGTCAATTTGCAAACCTTGTATTTTGCAACCGCTTTTTGTATCTAAGGTTATTAAGCCCCTCGCAGTAGGCCCCCTATCCGTATTAGTGGAATTATACATTCGCTTTAAGATTGTGGCATTACCATTGCCCCTTAAAGACACATTATCCTTTGGAATATTGATACTCGCCGTAATATTATAAGTTCCATCAAGTATTACTATCTCCCCGCCAGTTGCGGGCAAATCATTTAGTGCTTGTATAATTTCTTCTTGGTCATCTGTTCCATCGCAAAGATAATCACAATCTTCTAGAGTCCACCCTGCGGTTGATGTTCCAACTACAAAGCGAGCAACCTTTTTGCCAGTTGGTAAGTCCGCAATCATGTTGTCCACATACCCGAAAATGTCTGTGTTTCTACCTGTCGGGTCGTAAACAGCCGCCGTCATATCTCCAATGCCTTCTCCGTCGGCCCCGTTGTAGACCTGGAATGTAGCGGTTGTGTTGTCGGTGAAAGTGATGGTATATGTGTCAACAGTCCCCGGCGCACCGGTACCGCTTGTCCGTGCTATGGAAACAATTCCACGCCCCGCATCGCCCTTATCTCCTTTATCGCCTTTGTCGCCTTTGTCACCTTTAGCTCCGGGATCACCTTTAGGCCCTTGTTCTCCCTGTGGGCCTGTTATTGCCGACAGTGGCACAAGGTCGGTCCAGTCCGTCTCTCCGACAGCCCGCCATTGGACGTGCGTGGATGTAACCCTGAGTTCTACCGATTTCCCATCTGCGCCCGGCTCGCCCTGCGGACCGGTGATTTCAGATAAAGCGACGAGGTTTTGCCACTCCAGCTCTCCAACAAACCGCCACTGGAGGTATCCGCCGGACTTGCGGAACTCAACAGGTGCATCGATAACACCGCCGCCGGTCGGTAGCAGAGCCTTAATGTCTGCCCATGTGATTTTCTTCGTCGCTTCGCCATCCGAGACGTCAATGAAAATCAGCGCGTCATCGTCGTCGAGTTCATCCTCCGGCGCGTGTTTAATAAGCGGCTCGTATCTAGCAAGCTGCCCCCACCGTGTCGCGTCCTCGGAGGGAGGAGTGGACTGCCCCGAGTGCGTCGTGAGGCAGTAATAGGACACGCCGTCATAAATTACGACGTCCATGCTCTCCGCGGTGTTAGAATAGCTCGCGCCGCTCTGCCATGCGCCGCGAAGAACAAAAGACTTGCCTTCCGCAATGACATTCAGCGCATTATAGAGCGCCTGTTCTATCTGCGCCCGCGTGAATGCGGTTTTGTAAATCGCCATAAGCTCACCTCTTAATAGTAAACGATTATGCAGCCTGGGCCGCCCTTGCCGCCGGGAGAACCGGCACCGCCGCTAATCCATGCTCCGGAAACAAATGTCTCAGGCCGCATCCCTCCAGCACCGCCGCCTCCATGCCCTCCGGACCCGCCCTCTCCGTAATTTTCTCCATCCGCTCCGGGTATTGTGGCGTTTGCTCCATGACGGGTAGTGGCGTTTGAACCAACAGCGGGACCGCCGCTTGCCGCCCAGTAATCATCAATGGCGGTTGGATACCAAGTCTGTCCGTTGAATGTTACGGGCGGTCCATAGCCATTCGGGAAGTTTGTGCCTTTACCGCCGGCAACTCCATCAATTCCGTCTCCGCCAATTGTTAAGCCGCTCAACGGGTCGGTAAATCCGTAAGTATAGCGTCTGCCAACTTCGGAGGAATACGAACCGAAAACCGTTGCTTCGTCGTTTTCTTCACCGCAACTGTAGGAAATTTCATCCTCGGGTGTTACGTTGACGTTAATTTCAAATATTCTTCCGCTTAAACCTTTTTGACCGCCCGCGCCTCCGGGTTGACCGGTGGAGTTGCCTGTTTGTCCGACTGTAACTATGTTGTTTGTGCCGGGCTTTCCATTTTCGCCGTTCTGTCCCGCGCCGCACAGGATAATTCGTATTCTTGTAACACCTTCAGGAACCGTCCACGTCCCGGACCCAGTTAAGACAATGTAATTTGTGAATCCCGTCGTAGCGCCTGGCGGTTTGTAGCCGACCAAGAATTCGCAGGTTGCTTTTAATCTGCTTTTTCCAAATTGAATTGCCATAGATTTAATACACGCCTCAACCATTTCCTGTGTGTACGGATTTAATACGCTTACTACATCGCCCGGTCTTTCAGTACCAACTATCACATCCTGCTTGATGATTTGCGATTTTGTTAGGTAATTATAGATTTTTTCTGCAATGAAAACAGAATTGAGCGGTGTGATTAACGTATTGTCGGTTACCTTACGAACTGTATCACTTTCGGTACCAGTAGGAACTTCGCCGACCGTAATAATGCGCGTAACATGGTTGTATCGCTTGCCTTTTAGTGTGACATATCCCGTGGCGGTAAAAGTGCAATAATTTACACCCGACGATACGATTGTCCCGCCTTCACATAACAAGTCGTGATAAGGCTCATTAAAAATAACTGTTTCGGTTCCGATCGTAGAATCGTCAAATAATGTAACTTCTTCCTCTGAAGGCAAATAGTTATGTTCTGTTACTTGTACCGCCGTAGCCGGAGACGAATCCGAAACAGTACCACCGAGATAAACTCGCTCGCCGTCGAATATTCCGGCCACTACGTCACTTAGTTGAGTTATTCGCAACGACCCATCCGAAGCGTTTTTTAATGCTGCACCGATAGCCATTAACACTTTCATTAAGTTGTTTCGGCGCTTGTCGTAAGGCAAGTAACCGTATATCCGAATGTCTTTTATGTCGTCGTCAATCGAGTACGTCACTATGTTGCTCAATATGTCGCTCAAAACAGTTTCCGCCGTTTCACCGGTATAAAGCCCGCCCACATGGTCTGATTGGTCTAATAGCCACACGGCTGAGTAAAAAACCATTTCATACTCATACTTAGAGCGACGATTTATTTGGTGAAGATAATGTTTAACAAGTAAATCATTTCCGTAATACAACAGACCAGGCGAATTTTTAATATACTCAGGAGCGCTTACGCCCGAATCTAAACACAGTATCTCGTTATCGTCTGATATTAATAAATCATTATCTTCTTGGTCTGCTGCTAATAAACGTATGGGCTGTCCGCCCGTTGTAATTGGTACGGTGAGCGAATCGGCGGATAGGCTTTCGCCTGCCATCGCGTGGGTCATTTCGATTCGCCCACCTTCAGCCACTATTTCATTTTCATAATCCGTGTTGTTATATGTAAGCTTAACCGCAGGCACATCATCACCTACTGTTCAATCAAGGGAAACGTAATGCCGTCCCAATATTCACTACCATCTGGAGCTGTCACCGAAAAAGCGACAGGGATATTGTTGGCGTACATGGTGTATGTCTTTACGCCCCCTTTAAAGGGATTCGTCGCCGTAACAAACACCCACTCATCTTCTAACAACCCCAAAACTATTGCGGCCTCAGATAGCGTAAGAGGACGACAAGTTACGTCCACTCTATATTTGATTGCGGCTCTATCACGCACTAGCGTTCCGTCTACGCGACGACCAGCGTTTGGGCCGTCAACGTCAGCGCGAGTCCACTTAACTCCTTGATGTGCTATGTAGGGCGTTATATCAACACCGTTTATTTGAAACGTCATAATGTTGCCCCCTTGACGCATATAATCAATTAATGGTAGAATGTGGATACGTAGGGAGGTGCTATGATGAAGGTAAAGTGCTTAAATTGCGGTAATAAAGTGCCCGATACTGACGAGGCTTGTCCGAAATGTGGGACGAAACTTAGGTGGTATCAGAGAAATTCGCCAGTTACTTTTGGCTTTCTGCTTTTCGCAATAATCTTTGCGGTTTTTGTGTGGCTCTTTATATTCCTATTTTTCTGGTGAATTATCGTACTAAACCTAAGCCACGCCGCGCCCCAATCTGTTCGTAATACGGATAAGTAATTTCTGACACTTTTTGTCCATCCATATAGAGATTCGGGTCTTTATTTGCAATTACAGTTAGCAAGCGAATTATTTCTTTTGAATCCGCAGAGGACTGTTGTGCATAAGCCTGATACTGATTTTGTGAAGTCGCTACATTACCATATGTAGAGGTTTGGTATTGCGGAGTGTAGTTTCCGCTTATTGCCCCAGATGTAGAGGCAAAACCATTACCAACCCCTGGCGCAGCGCCTCCGCTTGCCACTTTGTCCACATTGTTTTTGACAGCAACGAACGCGGCAGTAAGTGCCGCCAAAGAACCAACGATTATAGCTACTGCGATACCTTGTGTCCAAGAAGCGTGGAACACAGCAATTGCAAGGGCGGCGGCAAGAGCGGCAGAAGCCAAACCAGTAAATAATGTAATAGCCTTTTCAAGACCTGACATTTGGCTCCAAACAGATGAAATGTAAAGGAATGACCCCACAAGAGATGTCGCCGCAAGACCAACAAGCCCTATCGTAACGCCTAATGAAACCATACCAGCCATGATATTCTTGATAGCCAGCGTAAGAGTGCCAAGCATAATTCCGCTCAATACAAGAAGCGAGTTTTCGAGCGTTACACCATTGTTTACAATGTCAACAATACCAGCCGACAGGAGGACAAATGCGGCAATAAGAAGAGGAATGGTTGAGTTTGTAAGTAGTGTCATTCCAAGACCCGTTGAGAATGTTCCGGCTATAAGGAGTAATGTGTTTTGGAGATTTAAGCCGTTCTTTGTTATGTCAATAAACGCAACAGTAAGCAAGACAAGGCCACCAACAACCAAGCCAACCTGCGCCGCTGTTGCTCCGAAAGCAAGCGCAAGACCACCTACGGTAACTGCAACGCCGCCAATCATAAATGCTAAATTACCCCACTGTACTCCATTAACAATGGAATCAATAATTCCATAAATCGTAGCGGCTAATCCGGCGATTGTGAGCAAAGAGCCACCAATCTTACTTAGTGAACTTATAAGAGATGTGCTTTTCACCGAATCAAAAAACTTTTGAAGTTTGGTGATTGAATCCATAAATGAGTTTGCAAACTTCCAGCCGAGAAGGGCAATTCCAATAGCGGTTACTATCTCAAGAATTTTTTCAAACGGTTTTTGCAGTTTTTCGACTAATAAATTTGAATTACTTTGCGCTATTTCTTTCAAAAAGTCATACTCAGGTATGTCAATATCAATACTGTCACCAAGAATAGAGCCTGTCTTTTTTTCGTTTAATATGTTTAACTCGTCGATGCCCAACAGGGCATTTTTTAATTCCTTTGCGGCCTCGGTATCTTCGTCGATAATCGTGCCCATTTCTTCCAAGCCGGAATAATCTATTTCAGGCAACGAGAAACCAAAGAAATTCGCAATTGTATTAGCAATGTTCCTCATTACCTTCAAAAAGGCTATTGCATAGGGAAGAATTTGATTTAGAACAGGTATAAAAATATTTCCAAGCGACCTACCTAACAAATCAACCTGCGCTTTTAATACACGCAACTGATTAGCTGTTGTATTAAGCGTTCTTGCAAGGTCGCCGGTCGCACCGATTTTCTGCGCTGTTTCAAGCAACTGAACGTAACGTATCTGAGCCTTTTCAGCCTGTGACATAAGCTCTACGTTCTTCTCGATACCCATTGCCAGCGCCTTTGCCTTAAGCGTAGCCTCGGACAAATCGAAACCCCACTCACGCATCGGACGCGGCTGACCCGACAGAGCCGATTCAAGCTTCTCCATAGCTACGTCGAATTTGACATTATACAGCGATGCCAGGTCATAACCGAGTTGCGTAAGGTTCTTAGACATTTTATACGCCTTATCCTCCGCAACGCCGAAGCCCTTTGCCATGTTCATAAACACGCCCTGATAGCGCATAAACTCAGAAGCGTCTATGCCGACAAGCTCCTGTACCTGTTCAGCATAAGCCTTCGCGGATTCGGTGTATTTGCCCATAGCAATAGTGAACAAGTTGAGGTTTTCAACGTAAGCATTGGAGTTGTCAATCCAATTTGCTACTACGTTTGCAACCCTCTTGAGCGCATATACTTTAGCTGTAATTAGACTTAATGAAAAGAATGACTTTGTTGTTTTTCGGTTAGAGGCTATCATTTTTGCGTTTGCGTTTATGGCTTTTTGAATCTGTGAAGGTAGCTTGCTAAATCCAAGTGCGACTTTTTCCATCTCGGTAGCAAGCGGCTGAACATACTTTGTCACTAACTTTATTTGCAACGCAAACTTAGACAGCTCTTGGCTGCTCAACGCTTTTGTAATTTCGGGTATCTTTTTGAGCTGATTGAGAGCATAACCGAGATTGCCCTTACCAATCGTTTCGAGCGGCCTTAGCGAACTAACTAATTCTTCAATCTGTCGTGTTGGTGCCTGTATGTTTCGTACAGCATCCGAAAATGCACGGAACTGTTTCGTAGCGGTGGTAAGCCCCACACCACCTCTTACGGCGGCGCGGAGCTTTGACAGCGAATTGGCAAGCGCATCAATGCTGCTCGACGCACTTGAACTACTGGCCTGTATTTCAATTTGAAGCTGGTCTATTGTCGTTTCCATTCAGGCCACCACCTTGCGTACTCGTTTTGTTCTCAAACTTCTTGTTAAACTGCGAGGCAAAAGCGAAAAACTTTGCCGCTCCGACTTCTGCATCTATGTTTTTTGTGTTTTCCGCATCACTTTTCTTTGTACCGTAAGGCTCCTTATGATAGGGGATAGGCTTAGTACCACTCTTTGCAAAAGCGTGCAATACGGGCGATACGGCGCAGAGCGCGTCGTATATGTAAGCCCCTTGTAGCCAAGCGTCATAGTTCGCTCTTTCGCGTTGCATTTCGTATGCCTTACGGTAATAGCGCGTAAGAGTAGCGTCTTTGAGCCAGAACAGCTCATACGTCATGCCAATGCTCAGATAAAACGGGAAAACCTCATAGAACTGTTCCGTATAGGTTTTAGTAGGGGGAGCTACTTCTTCGGTTAGAAGTTCGCTCCCCACTCCACGTTTCCCGAATCCGCTTCGCTGTCGCTGATTAGTGTAAGAAGCGGCTCGCTATACATTTCAGACAATTTTTCAATAAGCGCCGTTTTGTCAGGTATCGCATCGTACAGTGCATCAATCACGTCGCGCCTTACATTCGGGTGGTGCATGAGAAACGCGCCCCTGAACAGCATCGGCAGCATGGTGGCGGGCTTCTCTGTAATTTCGGACGACACGAAACCTTGTCGCTCCATCAATTCGATTGCCTTACGATTAAACTCTAGCGTATATACCTTGCCTGATTTCTTGTCCGTAAGAGTGATAGATTTACCCACGATTTAACCTCCTAATTAAGTAGCGCTGTACGGTGTAACGGGCGTAGACGGAGTACATACAACCGTCATTTCGACAACCTCATTCACGCCTGCGCCATTGACGTAAGCCATAGCGGTACCCTTCCATGTGAAGATTCCACTAGAGCCACCGGTACCAAACTCAAGCCAGAATGTGGTTTCTGCGCTCAGCGCGTTAACAGCAGTAAAATCGTCCTTATCAAAGTTTGCGGTGAACTCAAGCACTTGCTGGTCTTGGATTCCGGCTATATATGTACGAGCGCTGTCGGACAGCGTTGTTTTTTCAACCTGTTCCGGCGCGCCTCCTAAATCGGGAAAACTTTTAATATCTATCAGCTTCGTTGCCGAGGCGTAGTCTGAACCGGTTTTCAGCGTTACGGGGTAAGTAAGAATAGCCATGTTTTTACCTCCTGTACATAATTAAGTCTTTTGAGATAACGCCTCTGTATCTTGCGACAATTCGATATAGGTTGGAGTTCGGCACTTCCAATGGCCCACCACCAACGCGAACTAACCCGAGGTTTTGCATTTCTTCGTCAGCTACTGCAAATATCTCTCTGCATTGCTTCTTTTTGCCCGTAGAGAGGTTGCTGTACACTTCAAGCTGATACATTACTTGCGCGTGGTTCTCTACGCCTGAACTATCGAGCGTACGCTGATATGTGCCGTTATCCATTTCTCTAAGCACAACACACGGGAATTTGGGCGGTGCAGGAACAGCCTCGCCGGTCATAAACACATCGGGATATTGTGCTCTTACGCTTGTGGCGACTGTGCTGAATATGATGTTTTCCACATCAATCATTGAAAGACCTCCCGTGCGATTCTCTGAACCTCGCGCCGCATTTCTTCCGTTGCGTACCACATTGGAAGCGCCGCCGGATTGCCTCGCGTAAAGACCTTTTCGCCACTCTCGTCTTTATAAACCCAACCTTGCCTTTTGCCGTAGCCCTTGCCATATTCGCCAATACCGACAATTCCTTCGGGACGGGGCAGGGGATATGGTTCTGCGGGGTTGTGGTAAACGCCAGCGCCAAACTCAATAAAGGCCACAGCATTGCCGCTCGCCGTGATTACCCATCCGTTATCCGTGGGGCTAACCTCTACTGAAACGTCGTTGTCGCCGTCGTACATAGCCGACGCAAACCGAACGGAAGCCTCTTGTGCGCCGATAATGGCCAGTTTTTCACATAACAGCTTGGTCTTTTCAGCGACCCACTTCTTGTACTTCTCAAGCTCTTTAATGGCTTGTCCGATGGATTTTTCGTCAAGCGTAACGGTGAGTTTCTTCATGTTAAAATCCCAAGCTTTTCTTATAGGCTTCAATCTTTTCTTGCCAATCAGGAAAGCCTATGAATCTCAAAACCATTTCATTTAGGGCTACGTCGCAATCCTCGCAAATTGGTCTATATTGATTTCCGTCAGAACAAATTTGCCATTGGTATTTTGCCTGTTTTCCGCATCGGCTACATTTCAAGCGGCGAATACCCTTCTCTGTGTAGGGCGTTTTCCTCACGTTAGTTCATCTCCACTTTCCGCGCATAAAAGACCATCTCGTTCAAACTCGGTCTCATACCGGCTACAACATAATTGTGTTTCGGGTTTGTCGGGTTGTAGGGGGAGGGCGGTTCTTTGCCAAACCACAAAATCGAGGTTTCATTCAACGGAAAGCCTTTTTTCGGCGCTACGATTCGCAACGTAGACATGGCTGAAATACCGAACATCTCAACCTCTGCGTCCGATTCGACAAAGCCCACATTCCAGTTGGCTCTTTGCGGGGCGGTATAGGTTAGCTTGTACTGTCCCGTCGGATTGCCGTATTCGTCAAGAATTTCCTCTTTGCTTACGAATGTAGCGTAGTAGATGGGTTGTTTGTTACGATTAAGGCTTCTCAATACAATCAGCCTCTTTCACAATGCAATCAGAAATAGATGTGTGTATTTCAGTGGCAACTATCTCTAAGTTCAGGGTTGGTACACCATCCCAGCTATGCGACAATTGATAAGCGCGAACCCCGTTAACTTCTTTTCCGTCAACAAAAATGCGCGCCCAACGCCCTTCTGCAACAATTCGTACTTCTGCCACCTATATCACCCCCACATACGGCGTAACATGGCTCCTTATGTAATCAACCATGTCGCTATACTTGAATGTCCTGCTTATGCCGTTCTCGCTGTGTGCGGTTTGGTTTTCTGCGCCCGAAAGACCGTAGCCAGCTATAACCGCCATTATTTGCGTAGGTTCATACTGCGCAGGCACATCCGACACGCCATCGGGAGGCGCGCCTGAATACATCCACGACAAAATCTCGCCCTTTGACAAATCGAGGTACACGGTAAGCAAGGAATCTTGCTCTTCGCCAGTTATGCCCAACAGCGTCTTCAACTTTGAGAGCTTTTCTTCCTGTGTCATACCGTGTACCTCCTATATCTCTTCTAAAATTGCGCGGGACTGTAAGCGGTGCTCTGTCCTTAGCCGTTTGAGATGATACGGGCAATTGCGATGTTCTTAGGATTCCCAGCGATCTTCCAATTGGACGTACCACTCGCGCCCTCGCCAAGCTGCGCGTTGGTCGGCGACTTAGTGTAGCCGCTGCTCGGGATAACAAAGCTGAATCCGTTCGGATGGAGCGTCTCGCGCAGGCGGGTCACAAGGTAGTTATATCCGCCATCGCTAAGTGCATCACGGGCAATTTCAACAGGGGTATCCACAGGAGCCGGCGCATACTGGAACGCACCAATACCGAACAGATATGTCGTATATTCTTTCGCGCCAGTAGCGGTCTGACTGTTCGCAACAGGCACGCCATCATCCACAATGACCGTGAGGCCGTTAAAATCGGCAATACGAAGCGGTCGCTGGACACCGTTTGCGTCAGTGTATTTTCTGAAATCAAGCAATTCAAGGCCAGCCAGGTTAGTCGCAACCTTGCTGTGCATCACAGCGATGCCGAACTGGTCATAGGCATCGCCAACTGCCTTCTGAATCGCGTCGCCAGCTGTGGTCGCGCCCATCTTGTTGCCTTCATCCACAGTATCCGTATCGGTAGCAATGTTGTATGTATGGTTCTGCCACTCATCCCAATAGCTATCGCCATCGTCATCAATATTGAAAATACCGTTCAGGATGGCCAGCATAATCTTCTGGCGCTGCTTGTTCCAATACTTCGCGACCTGCGATGTAATCTGCTTCATCGGGTCTGCACCGCTATTGAAGTCGCGGACGAAATCCCGGTCTCTCCAGGCATGCGCACGACCATATACGATGCCGCTCTGGGAGCTGGCGTCAGGATCGGTGATGCTAATGTCGGTATCGCCGTCATAGTTATCAGGGGTACCGCCAATCACCTTGTAGAACGGGATGGTGTAGTAGTCAGAGCCGTTGGCGATCAACTGGCGAATAGTATCATTGGCCTGCACAGCCCCACTCTCGAACAGCGCAGTTAATGTGGGGTCTTTTTCGTTCTGCCACTGATATAAAAACAGCTCGGGATCAAACGGATAACCAAGATATGTAGCCATATATCATTCTCCTTTGCTTATTTGAATCCGACGATTTCCTTCTAGTTCGGATTCTTACGAATAAATTCGTTTTGCTCTGCGCTCGGCAATGCATCGAACGAAACCTTGTCAACCACAGCGTTGCTGCCGCCCGCAGGAGGTTCGGGTGTCCTTCCCAGCGCAGCCGCGCGTTCCGCCTTCTTGACGTTCTCGATGTGCTTTTGCTGGTTCTTGAACACCTTTTCCATATCACCCTCAACGAGGGCCTTCGCGGTGTCGGCCGCCAAGTCTGCCGCATACCCAATCTCTAAAAACCTGGCCGTATGCTCAGAAATGGCCTTGTGCTTGCGCAGGCTCTCAAGTTCTTCCCTAAGGGATTGCTCCGCAGCCTGCCTTTCGGCTTCCTTAATCTCGTCCTCAGACATTTTGGCTTTAAGCTGCTTCTTGACATCAGCGAGTTCCGACGCCGTCTTATCAAAGACGGACTTCTTCACATACCCGCTGTAATCCGGCTCGGGAATCTCGTAACCCAAAACAAGTTCGAGCTTTTCCTCAACCGTCATGTCATCGCGATAGCCTTCAATTTTCGTAATGTCAATTTTCATTTTCATTCTCCTTTGCGCTTTATAGGTGATCTCCCACCGCTTTTGAGTTTTTGTCAGGCTTCTCTGCCTGTTGAGCCTTTAACGTGCTTCTCCCCACGAGAAAAGTAAAAAGCACCTACAAACCGACGGACTAAATCCGCAGTCTATAGGCGCTCGTGACGCTCAAGTTATTGGTTCGCGTGTCTTTCGTGTTCATCGCCCCGCAACGGGGGCACTTGATCTGAGCCTTGCCGTCTATGTAGCCGAGAAGTTTTCCACACTTCTCGCATCGGAACTCAAGCAAGGGCATCACACTCCGTCAGTATACTTTGCAATTTTGCTTGCAATAATTGCAACTATGTTTTGCAAATGCGGGCATGGTGGCGCTCATGCATCTCTCTTAAGACCTCTTGGGCGTGACGGCTGCCTGTCCCGTCCTCCGCGGTGTATCCATCATCTCAAGTACCCTCAACAGGTGCGTCGGGAACCGTTTCCGACCTCGGCGCTTATTGAACGGGTATATTAATCACCTGTTTTAACCCGCGTTCTTTATCATAGATAAATACTTGTGCTTTTCGGACGTTGCCCAAATACCCACGTTCAGTGTGGTATGTATCAGCCGCAGTCGGGCTAGAAATTCGCCGCACAATAACGCCATTGATTTCCTGGATCATCTGTTCTCCATGTAGATGTGCGGCGTGCATTTCCCTGTACTTGGCCTGTCCCCACAGGCTGGCAGCCTCAATTGGCATTAACGACGCAAGACGCGAAGCCTTTTCTTTTGTGCCGCGAGACTCTTCCTTGTCGCCGTGGCAATAACCAATAAGCGTATTGCCATAAAGTTGATATTTCCGCGGGTATGCGTCGATGTTTACGGATACGTTCGGGTCGTTCCTAAACCACGCCTCAAGGTACTTGAGAGCCATATAGCCATTCACTTCATCGTGGTTTGACCGCGTATAGAATATTTTGACTGGAGATATTTCGCTCAGCTGCTCAACAGCCCTTACGAGCATCTCAACACCGACATTGAACAGCTTTTGCCATCTAACATCCGTATCCTGCCGAGTCCCAGCGGTTGTCGTCTTGTCAATCGTGTCGCTGTTGAAGAAGTCGTTTGTCCATACAAAGGTAATGTATTCAATCGGCTTTCCTCTAAGTTCCTCTACGGCCTCGCCGATTATCTTGAAAAATACCTCTTTTGCAATCTTATAGTCATAGTTTTCTGGAGTATCGCCATGCCAGCAGAGCTTCCCAAGATGCAAATCCGCGATGTTCACTTCGGCCATCAAATCGCCAAGCATCGGCTTTATTACTGGCGGCACAAATCGCTTGCGCTCAAGCTCTGCGAAGTGTTTGTCTATTTCCGAAAAGTCTAATCCCTTCCGCTTTGGGCGGGCGGTCAGTTTAGACTGATAGCTAATTTGCTTAACGCCACCCGCGACCTGGCTATTCCAGAAATTGTTTTTATAGCTTATTACTTCCCACTCAGATACCTTCAGGCCATGCGCTTCAAGTATCCGCTCAGGAGTCATATCCGTACCGTCTTTGAGGATGATAAACTTTTCAGAGACGATTGTCCCGTCTTGGCAATATTCGATGCTTGACTTATCAGGAATATCACTGTTTGGTTTATGCCGCTCCGCATATTCAGGCGTGCTCCTGATATAGTCACGCACTTTATTCCGAACTTGCCACCAAGTTTTATCAGGGAAGCGGTCATGCAGGGCATCAGACACTTCGGCCCACGACTTGCCCTCTTCAAACACAAGCCGCTTCGCCTCAGATCGCCAATCCGTTATTGTTATCACCCTCTAAAGAACTTCCAACAGCACCATTTACCAGTTGCCCGGCCTTCACGCTATTGAAGTATTCTTCACTCTGCCTCGCCGCATCCTGCGGGTCTGAGAACATGCCGCAATATGTAAACGCAAGTTCCGGGGCAATCTTCGGGTTCTTGAGCATAATATCCAAGACTTGCGCCTTGACTTGAATATTTTCATAATTCCGACGCGTGAACTTTATATCGATGTCCGACAGGCTCAGAGGAGTCCCAACCGTATCGCGGAGGATTTTCAGCACAATCTTAAGGAACTGTCGCTCGGACTCCTTAAACATGATTTCATCTTCTTTCGCCCGTGCCTCGGCAGCCGCCCAGCCGTCTCGCACGATTGTGGCGGCGCCGGTATCGGATGTGCTTGAGCCGCCGTTTCGGTTCGGCATTCCGACAATATTCAGCACAGTCTGGTACATATAGTCCACAAGCGTCTGCGTCTGCTGCTGATCGAGCTGTTCTGCAATGACCTTGATGTCAGCTTTGTTCTCACCAAAGCTCTTGAGCTTGATAAGCCCAGCATCTCTCAGGTTCTTCGCTATTTTGTCGTCAATATCGGCATTGTACAGCACCCAAAGACATTGCACGAACTGCTCAATACCATCAAGCCGGTTGCTCTGCACGGTATTAATTGCGTTCAGTATTGGAATAACGATCTCGAACGCACCGAGTCTGGCAGTGTTAAGCGGATATTCAACGATTGGAACATAACCAATTGGATTTGGCGCTTCTTTTGTGACATTATTGTCAATAACCTCAAAGTAGCTGTTCGGAGTATAAATACTATATATGCGCTTGGTCTCGTCATTGATTTTGCGATCTACATACTTCACGCCCATCAGCGGCGGCTCACCAAGCGTTGCAGAATATGCCACAAATGAAGAGCGAGGATCGAGCGTAAACACACGGAACGGAGCCTCGTCCTTAATCGACAAATTTGCGCCACGTCTAATCCGCGGCACGATGTCTTCAATGATATTGCCATTGTTCGGCAGGACCATCCGATTGCCATGCCCGCTCGTATACATCCAGTCGGCAAGCTCCTTATCGCGCGCTGGCTTACCGTTCAGCAACATCATGTCGTTAAGTTCCTGGATGCCTCGTGCTATCTCTTCCGTTCCACCACGGCTGACATACTGTAGCGGTTCGCCGCACAAATAGCCAGACTTAAACGAAACAATCTCATTCGCTCGGTTTTCGACAATCTTGTTGCAAATCTCCGGACGAATTTCCTTTGTGCGGTTCAGAATCGGCTGATTGCCTCGGTAGTAATTGAAAAGGCGATCAACTTCCGAAGCGTTAACAAGATGTATGGCTAAAGCGTCGCGCAGCAATTGCACGACGTTTTCTTGTGTCACTTCAACTACATCAAGAACTATTTTTCTCCGGCCGAACAGACCCATATAACCGCTCCTTTTCCGTTATTCATGCCTGCAGCCCGCGCAAGGCGAAGGGGGAACTCCTTGCGCGGGCATCAACAGGGAGAAAGGAGGAGGAAAGAAGGGCAAGCAACCCAAGTACGTCGCAGCACCCACCCTATATAACATAAATCAACGCGACGTTATGCCCCAACCCTATATCTTGCATTTCACGTATATTATACCACAATATGTTGTATTTGTCAAGTGGTTTGGCACTATATATTGTGGTTCACCACGGGCGTTTGCCGATTTCAACCCAAGATAATGTGCCATGATAGAGTTTGTCCGCAAGCCCCGCGAGGGAGTCTGCCGCGTCGTCATGCAGGTTCTTCGCTGTGAAACTGAACGAGGTCAGCTCGTCCATGAATTTCTTGTAGTCAGCATCCCTGCAATTCCTGCTTCTGAAGTGGAATCGCCGAATTGCCGGGGCGTGCTGTTCAATCCTTGACAATTTGCTCATATTCGACGGAGCCTTCTTGCTACCGAGGTTCATCGAGTAATTGTGCTTTTCGCGGAGAATGCGGTTTACCTCCTCGCAATAGAAATCACCGCCATTGTTCGCCTCAAACTGACCAATCCTGATCTTGTGCTTCAGGATTTTCTCAACTACTCGCGGCATAGTAACTGTTTTGTCGCCACGGTCGAATATTACATCGTGTATGTACACGTCTTTTCCGTAAATGTAGGCAATCGGCATTGAAAAGCTATCGCCTCCGCCGAATGCCACGTCAGCATAGAAAATGATATTGTCAGGCTCTCCATCCGGCAGCTCGCCTTCATAGTAATCCAAGGCATCTGCCGGGAATGCCAAGCCCTCTTTTTCAATGCCTTTCTGCATATATAGGCACGAGAAATCAACTGGATCAAGTGTAGCCTCAAGCTCAGCGATGCGCTCATCCGTATATCTGTCCGGGTGGTCGTAATTGAAATTGCTATGCCCGTCCTCGTCACGAACAGGCAGCGCGATGAAGATGTACCGCGGGTCTCCATTGTGTTCGCTCTTCATGCGCGAAATCGGGTCATGTGCCGACCAAATCGTGCCAAGCATAATCTGCTTCACATTGTCGCCGATTGTACGAGTCGTAATCGTCGCCTTGTAGTCCTCAAACAGCGTATTCAGCCGTTCGGGGCTACGGGCGACCTCCTTGTTCTTCACAAGGTCGTCAGTAATCAGCAGTTTGTTCGCACGGGTACGGCCAGTAACCGAACCGCCCAGGGAAATAAGCCCCAACGTCGGGAAATCGCCTTTCCTACGCGCTGAAATAGTGTAATACTCCGCAGAGCATACAGGAGCAGGCACTTCGGGGAATACATCCTTGAACTTGTACTCGAAATTATCAGTCAAGATGGATTGCACGCCGTCGTAAACCATCTTCACCATCGCGTCTGCGTAGCTGACATACATGTTCGCGCTGTTCGGATACTGCCCGTAGATGTACGACAGCAAAAACTTAATCAGCGTCGTCTTTCCGGTGCCAGGAGGCATCGAGAACGCCAAAAACAGCGCATTTTCATCGTCCAAAAACGCCTGTATCTTACTGGCTATTTTGTGCTGCCCCTCCAGCACCTTCCGGCGCGGAACCCAAAACTTCGCCTTTGGCTCCCTATCCCATTCGACAGCTACCATGTAGTCGTCAAACGAGGTCTGCGCACCGTACAGGTATGTCTTGTAGGTCAAATTGTAGAAGTCCGTCACCACGTTCGGGTCTGTGGCCTCTTTGCAGCGCCGCGTAGTCTCCCTTCGGAGCCACAAATTGTGCTCATCAGCCTTCGCACGGTCAGTCTCACCCAGCGCCCGAAGCATATCGAAGTAGTCCTGATACGCTTCAAACTCCGGTTTTTTGTCTATGAAGGCTCGTATCGCCTTTAACGTCTGCTCTATATCCATAAAAAAGAACGCCCCTCCTTGTGGAAAGGCGCTCTTGGCGCTCGAATAGATTTAATATATATTTAATATCTCAGAAAACTTGTTATAGACCCTCTCTGAGTCTCATATAATCGAGCGAAAAATGGCATTGAATATATGCCCTGCAAAAGCAGTAATATTAATCACCCCTTTAATATCGGTTCGTGCACACCGCGCACCCAGTCCATATCCCCATACTTATACATGCCTTCATACAGCGGGCGATTTGCCTTGATCGCCCTTATATGCGACGCATAAAACTTCTTGCCACTGCGAGTCCTATATCCATTATCATTCAGCCACTCGGCCGTATCTACCAGCGTTGCGCCATTATCCAGCATCTCGAATACCTTGCGCACCATCTCGGCCTCCTCGGGCATTATAACATATTGGCCGTTCTCCACCTTATACCCATACGGCGCGCGTCCGCCACTGTATCCGCCCGCGGCAGCCTTGATTTTGCGCCCGCCACTGGTGCGTTTCGCAATGTTGATCCGCTCCTGCTCCGCAATAAACATTGCAAGGCTCTCCATAATATGCGCGAACACCCCAAGCTGCCCGAAATCCTCGCTAACACTCTTTAAATCAATGTTCTTCTTCTTGAGCGAGTATTTGACATAAAAATACTGCTCCATATCTCGGCTAATTCTGTCATTCTTAGCCACAATCACAGCCGAAATGGGCGGGTTCGCTATATCGCCGTACAGCAACTCGTTCAACGCAGGCCTGTCCAGCGTGGCCCCGCTATACCCCTCGTCCTTCGCCCACTCAACTATCTCATATCCGTTCGCCAAAGCGTACAGCTTAATCTGCTCCCGCTGAGCGTCCAGCCCGTATTTATCTTCGCCGACCTGACCATCGGTCGATACCCTCAAATATCCGATTGCTTGATTCATATCTCGCGCCTCCTTTTGATTACAAAAACAATATAACACACGTTATTGTAATTGTCAAGGGTTTTTTGTAATTTTACCCCTTTTTCTTATTTTCGGTAGTTAAACGCCTAACCGGCCCGGCAGGGGCGGCGGCATATCCCCCACGGGGGGAGGCCAGGCAGGCCAGGCAGGCCAGGAGGCCAGGCAGGCCAGGAGGCCAGGCAGGCCAGGCAGGCCGGCGGGCAACAATAACTCGATAATTACAAAAAATCAAGAAATTATTTTACAAAAACTATTGACAATTAACTGTAAGTGTGTTATACTATAACCGCAAACAAAAAAACGACCGCCGCACGGCGGGAACGAAGGGAGAAAGAACAATGACAAACCACAAAGAGCAGAAAATGAGAGAAGAAGCAAGAGCCGCCATAATAGAAGCGTTAGAAGATGGTTATACCGGGTATTATTGCGACCTACACAACGAAGTGTTTAACACGGACTATTATATCATCGGCACACATCGGGCTAAAGAAGCCCTGCGGGAGTACGACGTATTCGAAGCCATAGAAAAAGTACAGACCTACGAAAAAGACAACTTCGGCGAAATCTATACAGACCTAAGCGACCCGGAAAAACTCGTTAACATGCTCTACTACATTATCGGCGAAGAGGTTTTATTTGAAATGATGGACGGCATCGAAGCATGGGAGGAAAACTGGAACAATCAAGCGAACGAAGAGACAAACGCCGAAATATTAAAAGCCATTGCGGAAAAGCAGAGTGATGGAAGGAAGGAGCAAGACAAATGAAACTGAAATGGGAAAAAATCCACGCGCAGCTCCGCATGTCCACAGATGGACGATATGCAATCGCGGGGAGATACACATATTATCAAGGTTGGACTCCCTATTTCCTCCCCGATGGCAAAAAAGGGGAATGGATCGCCCTTGACGGCATGTATGCAGGCAGGGGCGCGCTGGAGATATGCCGCCAAATATGCGACGAGCACAAACAGCACCGGCAGCGGGGAGAAATCGCAGAGTGACGGCCCGCATCGGGCCGGTAATGCGGCCGGGCAGACGGTCACAAGCTCCGATAGCCCGACAAGCTAAATAAGGAGGTTAAAAGAATGATAGATACGGGAATTACTATTAAACTTTATTCATTCTCAGAGCTTAGCGAAAAAGCGAAAAGAAAAGCCATTGAAGCACACCGGGAATTTATGTTAAGCCTTATGTCGCCGGATGATTTTATAACTGGGATAGCAGAATATGACACGCCGGAAGAACTGCAGAAGACTTATGAAGCACAATATGATTATTACCTTATGAACGATGAACCAATAATTGAAAACATTGAAGCTAATGACTATTTATTCTTTGAAAATGGAGAGCTTGCGCACACCGTCCGTTATTGCGGAGAGCATCCGCTCAGCGGGGAAATACATTTTATCTTTAACGGCGCGGATTATATCATCAAGAAGGAAAAAACCGTTTAAGCCGTTGCGGCGGCTATAAATAGGACATTAAGCCGCAAGCGTTGCCCGGTATACCGCCGGGCAGGTTGTCAAATATAAGGAGGTGTAATAATGGCATACGTTAGAAAAACGGTTGACCGCTGGGACATTATGGGTAATTACGGCTATGGTTGGGAGTGTGAATGTAGTGAGTACACACTCAAAGAAGCTAAACAAAGATTGAAAGAGTACAGGGAGAACGGCGGCGGGTGTTACCGTCTAGAAAAGCATAGGGAAAAAAGGAGGTTTAACCATGAAAAAGATAATAGCCAAAGAAGTTAATCCGAACCATGTGGATTTTAGTTATTATTTCGACGACGACGGACTGAAAAGCGCGGGAGGTGAGAATTGCGCTGTTTACATCGTACCAGGGGACAGAAGAAGGTATGGCGGCTTCAATATAGAAGAATACGAAGAAATTGAAGAAAAAGCAAAAGCTATTATTGACGGTTTTCGCGATGTAAGCGACAAATGGACAAACGGATACACAACATATAAAGAAGTTATGGAAGATAACGCTATTCCATATACAAGCCGCAGATGTCACTTATTGAAAGAATGGACGGAGTATGCGAATCCTTACGATCCGGGCTTTATTGCAGAATTTCTGACAATCACGACCGGCGAAAAATGGGAAGTAAAATCATTCACCGGATATTCTCAAGGGGATTATTGCGATGTGGTGTATTGTACCAAGCATTATACACCGGAACATATAGACGAAATAGGCAAATTCTGGTTAGGTTGTGGGACAGAATTTTGTATTGACGATTGTTACGGATATTATGTTCCCGACACTATTCGGTGGCAAGAAGGCGAAACATTACGCAAATATTTAGCGGACTGTTACGGTTGCAAGCCGGACGAATTGGAAATCTATTTGTATGACGGCGAACATATAGTGACCGATTACAAACTCATGGATTGAGCCGTTGCGGCGGCTATAAATAGGACATTAAGCCGCAAGCGTTGCCCGGTATACCGCCGGGCAGGTTGTCAAATATAACGTAGTTGACATTATCCATCAAAAAAGGAGGATTTGAACAATGGAGAAACGGTATCTAGCAACAATCGAGGGCGACGGAGACGTAGGACGCATCATATTGATGGCCGAGCAGGAGCACCACCCGGACTATGGCACCCGCTGGCACATCGTGGGCCTGCTGCCAAATGGCACCGAGGAGGACACAGAGGTCAGTGGCGCATATGGAGGCGGCCTAGCCAGCGCCATTGAATCGATTGCGATCGCGTGGGGCGACGAAATATGGGGCCTTGAATGGCTACCATCGGCCGACAGCCTAGAGCTTTGGCGCGACTGACGGCCTAGAGTATAATGACAATAACTGACACGCCGCCCCGCCCGGCTAAAGGCGGGAGAAAGGAATGAAGAACATGAAAATCATCCAGAAGTCAACCGGCGAAGTCCTGGCCGAAATTATCACCAACCGTAGCATGATAATCGAGGAAGCCTGCGCGCTAATGGACATTAAAATCATGCGCACAGAGGAAGATTTCCAGAACGGCGACGGGTACGACATAGACGATCTGGTAATGGTGTATTGATATTGATAGGGGGGAGAGTACGACTGCAAAGCGTGTAATGTATGCAGCTACTACTAATAATACCGTTGTTCGTCGTCTTCGTATTGGCGGCGCTCGTCAAAAAACAATAACGCCAGGCGCTCCGGCAATATCCGGGGCGCTTCTTTTTGTCCTGCTACGCGCAACGTGGAGCAGGGCCGTTTTATAGCACATAGCCGTATAATGCGCCAGAACGCCGTATAAACGATTTTACTATGCTAGGGTATATCAATATAGGGTACGCACAAAACGCGCCCAAAACGAAACGTAGCGGCTCAGAACGAAACGACGCGGCCCCGCGCCCCACGATTGAGCGTAGGGGATAAAACAGACCGCCCCAGCTTCCAACGACGGAGGCCAAGGCGGTTTTTTCGTGCTGGAGCAGGAGCGTAGGGGACGAGGATTCGTTACATAAAAGTTGGACAAGCTTGGAGCAAAGTTACAGAGAAAAGTTACATAAAAGTTGGACAAGCCCAGAAAAGTTACTTGAAATTGCGGATAAAAGTTACATAGTTGCGGAAAAGTTGCAGATGTTTTGGCGCGAAAGTTGTAGAAAAGCTGGATAAAAGTTACTCGCCCTCCGCATCAATAGTTACATCCGGCAACTGCTTGTACTTCTGCGCGATAGTTGCGGGGTCGGCATCGGAGCCGAGGGGTTGGTTGGGGGTGAGAACGACCTCCGAACGCTCGACCATGCCGTAGTAGTTCTTGGCTCTGAAGCAGTATGTAAGGAAGTTGAGTGCGCCCGTAGTGACCAATTTTGCGTCAAAAGTTTGCATAAAACTCTTGGCTTTTTTTATAATCTCGGCGGTCTCTGGGCTGAATCCCTGCCGCCTCCCATGTTCCCAATCCCAAACAGTCGATACAGCGTAGCCTGTAGACAGCGCCATTTCCTCGACCGTGGGTATCTGTCCTGTGTCGGCGCAATATGAGAAATAGTCGTTTATTCGCTGTGCGAGTTCTTCGTCGTTCTTAACCTTTGGCTGTTGATAGGCGTTAAGCGTTTCGGTGAGAAGTTGTTTTGCTATCGCGCGTTGGGCCTCGGTTTTTACTAACTCTTTCATATTGTTTCCAAAGTTGTTTATGCCGCCGCGACCTTTTAGAACAACATCTTTTACAACAGCTTCTTCGGCTGTGTCTGCTTCAATCTTTTTCGGCGGTCTGCCTCGTTTCTTAGGGGTTGCATCAGTCATTCAATCTAACCTCCAAAAACATCATATTTTGCGTGGTTTTTTCACTCATCTTGTTCGGGTATATCTTTGTATAGGCTCTTATCGTATCGCCCTAATCTGTACGGAAAAAGCGGGCAATTCTGAGCAGGACAGCGGCGAACCTCGGCTTTGTTACCGCACATACAGTCGATACATTTTTGCGCGGATTGCTTTTGAGCGCGTAAGAGTGGGTGGCATTATGTACTCTCCCTCGCTTTCATATACTTGTAGATGTGCTCACATCTCGCGTCATGCGTGCAAATAATGTTTGTAATAACACTTTGTGTTCCGTCACATCTCCTTTCGTAGATTTTACCAACAACTGGCTCAAACTCGTCACAGTCCTAACAATACGGTTGGATGCAAAGAGTTATTGGCATTATTTCACCTTCCAAGACTCATAATTTGCTGGCGTTAACCTTAATTAGATTCTTCCTTATTTACAGATAATTGTTTTACTCTGCTATAGGCAATCATAGAAAGTCGATTGATTGCAAATCCAAGTGAACGGACAATTTCTTCTGCATTGTCACTAACGCAAATTCTTGAAATATTACCATCAAGCATATCTAGGGTGTTGCGGATTTCTTCTTTTGTAAATGGTTTGTCTAACAACATCATATTATCGTTTCACCCTCCAATCATCCGGCAACCCATAAACCGCCGCGTAGAATTTGTCTGCGTTATCGAGCGTAGGTGTGTGCGAATAGTTCGTTGCGGCCTGTTCGATTCGCGCCCACATGTTGCTATGCTTGGTGCGGATCGCCGTAGCTGTTTCGTAAGCATGTAAGATGGATTGTTTTAACCGGCTCCCACTGCTACGGTCGATTACGCCATCACGATACAGCTTGTAGATGTATGACAGAGCGTAATATGTGAGCAAATCGATTTCGCGTAGGTCGGTTGGTATCGGCTCATTTTTCATCGCTTGCGGCTCGAATTTAAAAGCGTAAGACGCGATATAAACACCCCCCTTTTATGCGTTCCACCCACTTCCACCCTTCCAACCGAGTTCCACCCTCAAGGGTGGAAGCTGTAACCGTTGATACACAAGGGTTTGCGGGTTTTCTCCACCCTTCCACCCGATTTTGAAAGGATGTCTAAATATTTCTCGCGCAGTACGAGGACCCTTAAATTAGGGTGGAGGGGTGGAACTGACATATATATATACCTGTAACCATTGAAAACACTAGCTTTTTTAGTTCCACCCGAGTTCCACCCTTGTTCCACCCTTAGCATGCTATGGGTGGAACTTTATAGCGGAAGTTCGTCGTTTTGCACAAAATCATCGGCACCGCTTTGTCTAAGTTTCACATACATGGCTTTTATGCCCCCGATTGACTTGTGATAATGGTACTTGCCCTGATTGTTACGTTCCAAGTAGCCTTTTTCGTGCCATTTCGCTTTTACGGCGTCGAAGTCGAAGCCCGCATCTTCCATGATTCGACACAACACGTTTTTGTTTATGTAGACATATTCGCCCTCGATGCTACCCCATAATTGTTTCGATGTATCGTAAAAATTGGATTGATTTTCCGCGATTACGCCACAGATGTACTGATATGCTCGCTCGGTTACGTCCACTTCGGAGGCGCTTGCAAGGTACTGCGTTACGTCGCTTACAGTAATGGGGCGCTCGGCGGGCCAGAACAGTTCGGACGCTATGCGGTCTGCTGCAAGCATGATTGCCATTGAACCGGCTTGCTTCTCGGTGGTGTCGGTGTTGGAAAGAATTTCTGCGAAAAGTTGATTGTATTGCTCGACTACATCCTCCTTCTTTACTTGTTCTATGTATGGCTCTCCGGCGCAGCCATAGTGCGTCCGCACGAAGTTCGCCACCAGGTTGCCGTTTTGCACGAGCTTATCTTTGCATTCGACCTCAATAACGCGGTTCTTGGCCCCACCTCCAGAAGCTGCTTTGATGCACGGTTCCTCGCCTGAAAAGAGAAAGCTACATTTCCAGGCTTTCATCTCGTTGACTTTATCGTAGGACATTCGGCCTCGGTCAATGCCTTCCGTGATGCACATAATTAAGTTGTCATAGTTTGTCCAGCGTGATTTAATTGTTTGAAGCTCGTCTCCGGCGAATGGTAGGTTGCGTAGAAAAGCCGCTGTTGCCAACATGGAGTTAGCCGTCATATTCATTGTACGGGTCATTGCGCCCATAGCCGGATTGCCCCAAATTGACATTGCGACCATGAGTGCGATTGTCTTTCCTGCGCCGGTTCCGCCCCATAAGTGAAACACGAACGGATTTTCACCGATTAATTCGATTAGGGGGGAGGCGAACGACGCTGCCATACACAATCGCAATTCGAGGTTCTTACGAAGCGGAGCGATAAAGTCTATCCACTCTTGCAAGGTACCTTTGCTCGTTATTGATTTGTAAAGATGTTTAAACTGGTCGTCACCGTCGAATACGATTTTGTCTGTGTACGGCATAAACTCATCGTCAACCCAGCCCATTACGGACTTTGCGGGCTTATGTGGCAAGTAGGGAAGGCTCCACGCAACAACATCGGCTATGTACTTGACGAGCAGACCAGCATTGTCTGAATTGACCTCAAGCCCTTTGTCGGCTAGTTTGATTATCGCGTTACGATTAGCTGTTACGGAGCGCTCGGTTATGAGTGATTGCCAACGATTGTGCTTAAAGAAAGATAGTTCAAGTTTTTCAATATTGCTGTCTATGTTCTCAAGCAGGGCGGTTGGTAGAATCGGGATAGGTGAAGCCGTTTCGGTTGTTGTCGCTACGACTTTGCCGCCTTTTATCACTTCTTTTTCGAGCGTTACTCCGTGATCGTCAACTTTCCAGTCGCCAAGAGCTATATAGTCTTGTATCTCGTCAAGCTTCTTTTGTATAGCTTCATTCAAGCGTACTAAACACCACACTTTCTATGGTGGGTCTCTATAATAAAACGTCGATTAAATACTCAATGTAATCAATTTTCTTAACCGCCTCGACGTAAAGCGGGTCGAAATCTTTGTCCGGGACGGTAGGAAAGTGCTCGGTACGCTGCTTGTCGAGCCGTATGTACTCATCCATAAGCCGATGGTACATTATGTCGTAAAGTTGCCTGGCTTGCTCCCTACGCTCCCTCTTACGCTCCAATTCGCGCCACCGCGCCTCTGCTTCGCGCTGTTCGCGCAATGTCGGCTTACGGTCAAGAGGTAGGCCGAGGCGAAAATCATCGTTCAGACGCTCACAGGCGGCTCGGAACGATATGCCGAATAAGTCCATCACAAACTTGATTACTTCCCCGTTCCAACCGCACCCGAAGCAGTGGGCGAAACGCCTGTTTTGAACCGTAAAGGACGGCGTTTTCTCAGAATGGAAAGGGCAGAGGGCGAATTTGGCCCGATTAAACTCCAACCCGTAAAACCGGGCCACATCGCCTATATTTAAGGAGGCTCGGATAAGCTCGGCGTATTTAATAATGTCGCTCATAGTTTCAACCGCTCGACGAGCTGCTTTAACTTACGCTCGTACTCGGCGCTGTCTTTGCAGATGAGGTATAGGCGTTTCTTTTCGGCTTCGTAGATTGCATATTTATTCATCGGCATCGCCCCTTTCCAAACGCTCTTTAGCTTCGCGGTAGAGTATGTCTTTTATAATCTGTCCTGTTGTTTCAGCCTTACAGAATATAACTTGGCAATTGTATCGAGCCAACCACGCAAAGATTGAAGCGACAAGTGCAGTTGGGCGCATCTTGCTTCGATATTTGCCGTTATAGATGTGCTCCCACGTGGCATCTTCAATGAGAAGATATATTTTTGCATCTGCTTGTTTAGCTCGTTCAAACTCGCGTTCAAAGCGTTCTCGCTCTTGACAGTAACAGTAGCACAGCTCGTCAATATTCATCTTGCGCTCGATAACAACTTTGTTGGATAAATCGAACCACTCGCCGTTGGGGAGGGGGAATTTTGCGGAGTAGTCGCCAAAGTTGAGCGTAGTGCGTTCATGGGGGCAACCGATTCGCTCTAATCTTGCCCGCAGGCGTGGTGTGTCCTGCTCGCGGGTATCAACAAGACACACCATACCGTCAAGGGCATCCATCATGTCTAAAGCGTGCATAGGCACTGATTAGAACGGGAGGTCTTTGTCATTGTCGTAAAGCTCGCTATAAGGCTCGCGGCTATCGTAGAAGGGCAAGTTACCCGTACTTACGCTCTTGTTTTTCAAGGGCTTGTCCTTTGCAATCTTATAGTTGCCACTACGAATATCGTTTACGCTTGCGAGAGCGTAGCACTCGGTTGTCCAGCCTGTTTTACCGTTGTATTCCCACTCCTTGTTGCGGAAAAGAACGCCGATTTTCTTGCCATTGAGTGTGGTTTCGTTCCAATTCCATTTATAGCCGGGGTTACTGTCTTCGATAGCGTACATTGCGTTGTTGAACATCTTCTTGGTGAATGCGTCCTTTTCGGTGCCGTCGTCCTTTGGTATGTTAATTCGACAGGTCCCGCGCCACTTTCTGTCCTCGTTGGTCTGCGCTTTGTAGTCTTTCTCAAAGTGGTCTTTGTACTGGCCTTCGGCAATGTCGAAGCTGATAACGAGTACGTTTCCCCAGTCGTAAGGGACTTCCTCTGCCTTGAGGATTTCAGCTATGTAACCGCCTGCGGGAAGGGTTTCTCTGCTTACGATTTTTTCGGGTTTGTAGCCGTTAAAAGGTTTCATGCAATTACCTCCGTTAATATTAAAATTCTGAAAGTGCGTTTAAAACTGCTTGTAAATCGTTTGGAATCTCGTCCGAATCAAATGCCCCCATAGGAGCTTTTGCTGTGCTGTTTTTCATTTTGGTATAGAAAACGTAGTCGCCGTTGTCGTTTTGCTTAGCCAATAGCACTGTTGAGAACAGGCTTTCAAGCACAACCTTTTCGAGTTTTCTGCCGTTCGTTTTTATGCGCGTAAACGAATAACCAAAATCGTCCCTAATTGTTTCGCTGTGGAACATAATGATGACGGTTATATCATCACGAAGTTGTGAGGCGGTTTCGCAGACATTCCAAACGTATTGCGTCAGGTCAATCCATTTGTCAAATCCTTTTTCTTTCATGGACTTAACCTCTGTATCAACCATGCAAGTGTTGAGTGTATCGATAACGATTGTGGAAATGTCTGGCCTTTTCTCGCTTACGCCTCTAAGAATCTGCTCAATTTTTTGCAAATCCCTCCCTGAATAAAAATTCTTACTTTCGGAGTTATATTGAGTTCGCCATCCTTTCCAAGCTAGTCCCTTTTTGTCGCAGTCGATGTAAAAGGTGGTTTTGGGGTCAAGCGTTCTCGTAGAAGTTGTTTTGCCGGAACCGCTTTCTCCCATAATCGCAATCATTTTGCTGATAAGTTATTCCTCCTTTTCTAACGGGCACAAATCTCCCACATATTTATCAGGAAACGCTACAGGCTGCTTATTTAACTGACACATACGCTCGTTACTTGATAGGTAAGGGCATTGCTTACAATTGATTGCAGCATTGCCGCGATGGTCTACAGGAAAGAACACTCTTACTATCGCTACGCCTTTAACGTAAGAGCTAACACCGCTTTCAAAATCTGGCATATTATTCCTCCTTTTCTTTTATCACTCTCGGATAATAAACCCTGCTGTTCCGATACTCCTCGACCTTACGCGTCTTGCCCAACACCTCATTGAGTAGGCTGTAAATCTGTTTACCCTTTTCGCTTTGTAAGAAGTCGGCTATTGGAAACGTAGCCTGAACGATGTCTTTATGTACCCTACGTTCTCGTCGTACCTTACGCAATTTGGTTGCGAGTTTGTTTCGCTCGTTCGGTGTAAGTTTGTCTAATTCGAGGCTATGCAACAGGTCTTGTGTGAGTTTGTCGCATTGGTTGACTTGTTCGTAATGCCACTTGTAGTCGGATTCGGCCTGTTTGAGTAGGGCGATGATGTTTTTGATTTGGTCTGAGTAGTTAGGAATATCGGCCTTTATTTTGCGCCACCTTCTTTCGGCTCAATATCATCAAACACAACCGGCACTTTTTCTTTCAGCTTATCCAAGAGAATTAATGCCACTTCTCGTATCTGTGGGTGTGCTGCCGGAGAAGTACGGAGCTTCAAAAAATGCCGCCACTCGCGGAGGTTTGCCGTCATTACGACCTCGGTTTTTAGGCTGTTAGGGAGGACGCTGCGGGCTTCCTGTGGGGTGGCTCCGCCCTTTATAAGATCAAAATATGCTTCTTCGGCTTTACGGCAAGCCATCTCCCAATCATAATACTGTTGTGAACCTCTGTTCCAAAAACATGGTTCAATAACGGTAATTCCACAGTCGAATCTGCCGGAGGTGTAATCACAGTATCTTGTGCTCTCCTGACTATACGACGCTATCCTGTGCCTTACAATCTCATGGCTTACGCCCCTATCGCAAATAAACTTGACCGTGATGTTAACGTGCTCCAACACCGATTCATGCCCGCGCTTGATTATGTTGCGGACAAACTGCTCGGATGAGGTGTCGGTTTTTTTGTCCTCGGATTTATAGCAAGTACGCCCACACAACTCGATCTTACGCAGAATGTCGGGGCCGCTGAGATTGTCAATTATGATTACGTCGGGTTTGATTATTCTCATTTTGCACCTTCTTTCAGTGGTTCGGGGTCGCTCTCGTCGTTTTAAAACAGCTTCGTTTCCGCTTCATCAGCCTTGTCCTTCGGCGGCTCCTCGGCGGGGTTGTCCTTCTGCGCAAACGGTAAGTCTATCAGCTCTGGATGATTTTCGTGCGTCCAGATTGCTCCAAGCATATTCCACACGAAAGCCCGGTCGTGCGGTTCGTCCTTGTCGCCGCGCAAGAACTTCAGATAGTGTCTTACGCCGGAATCTATGTAACAGTGAAGCGGTATGCCCTTCTCCCAGTTGCGCTCATTGTATTTGCGGGCGCCGTCTTCGTACTGTTTGGAGACTTCAAGCAAGGCTGTAAAGATTTCGTTATAGTGTCTTTTGGAAAAGATACAAATTGCTTCCCATAAAAGCTCAGGTACACCATCTCGGATATAGGCTTCGATGAAAGACAAGATGTTGTCATCTGTCTGTTCGCCTATTACGCCCAACGGCAGTAAATCACATCTGCCCTTGCCCTCTGCAACATCCCGCACCGCACCTGTGCCAAAATTTCGCCTTGCTCCGCTGTCTTTTAATTCTGCCATCGTTCTCTACCTCCTTATCAATGGCCTCAGCCAATGGTTTTTATCGTCGCAGTAACGGTCGGCGCTAATCTTACGGCAATCTCTACCGTACTCAGCTATCCGCTCCGGGAGATTTTCGTTATGGGCGTCAAAATACAACCCATGTTTCGCGCACCAGTCGATAGCTTCTTGCAGCAGTTTGCCCTCTCGGCAGGTGTTGAGAATCAGCTTGTGGCCACGTCGCTTTTTACGCTTGAAATACCAGATGATTAACCGTCTTGGTTTACCGATGTTGGGCCATTTGTTGCGGCATAGGTAACCGTCAAAGTCTACGGCGTATATCATGTACTGCCCTCGCTTTCCATCTTTGCGCCATTAGCACAGTAAAAATCATCATGTACCACTCTGTTCATCTTATCGCACCAGCCAAACACTTTCGAACAGTCGGTTGTGTTGTATTGTTTACAGTCCTTACACCGCACCACAGGCACAGCGTCTATTGTGGGTTGCATATGTACATACTGCTGAAAATTAAGTATCATTTCGTCGCGGGTGAAAAAGTCTTGGCTTTCTTTTGGTAACTCTCGCCGGAGCCGTTTCAAGAACTTTTCAATTGCATCTGCATCAATCAGCCTCATGGCTCTACCTCCTTTAGCAATTCAGGGTTATGTTTCAAATACTGTTCCCAGCAAGCGACCCCGCAAGGGTTAGGGCAAACAGTATCTCTAAAATCGCACACCATCGGC